ACCGTTGTAGAATCCTTTTTCACTATTACCTTTATCGGCTTGTTTCCAAACAACGTAAGTTAAAAAGACGCCAGATATTAAAACCATGTGACCCATTGCACTTACTCCCCATATCATATAGCTTCCCATATAAAGACCAAATATACCACTCCACATCCAAGCTAAAACTGTAAACACAAGATGTCCAACCATTGGTGGCATCTTTCGAAGTGGTGACTTTTCCACTGAAAGTAGTGTTGTATAAGCGTCATAACCAGTTTTTATTGGATCAATAACTGGTGTATACATTGGTGATACATATTTCTTTGTACCGTTCTTAAATTCTGTCATGTTATCTCCTATAATTCTTGATCATGAACGTGTAATTGTATTATTGCATAATGTAACACTTTCAAAAGATCTTTTCGAGCATCTTCTCTAGAACCTTTCTTTCCATATCGTTGAGCATACTTAAGTATGTTGCCGATACAGAAACCAGTTCCATGACCGCCGTCTATAATAAACTCTGCTGCTTGAAATTTTTCCTTTGAATAATGACTGTCATATGTTTTATCTATATGTTTTTGTAGTTCTTCTATAGAATTTTTTTCATTAAATTTATAATCAATCATGTCCATCACCTGGAACTGCAAGTCTTTTGGCATTCTTTATTCTCCTCATAATTATCAATCTTTGTTCTCTATCGTATTTAGTCCAGTCACTTATTTCTTTCTTTGTTCTTCCACAGCCTATACATATATCATCTTCCAATGTACAAACACTTATACAAGGAGTTAGTTTATTAACCACCTTTTTGTCTATAAAAAATGTGAGATCCTATTCTAGTTATTCTATCTAGAGTTGGAGCCCAGTATGGCTTTACATATGTTGCATGGTAGTGTGTTGCACCTTCAGTTATACCTATGTATTTGCTGTATATGTAGAAGTCACTCGCATACTTACGAGATTTTTCCCATGTTGTATCATCTATTGGAATATCTTTCTTTCCATCACAGTACCAACTAAACTGACATTGGTTTCTTTTTGGTGTACCATTTTCATGCTTAACTGACTGATATATAACATCACAAATATTATTTGGAAAATGTCTGCTGTAAACTCTATTCATAACTACGTCTGAAACTGCCATTGCATCTGCCAATGATGATGCTCTTGTTTCAAAATATATATTCATAGCTAAACATTCTAAGCTTTTTCTTTTTTGTATCTCATGAAATTCTGCATGTGCATGATGAATTATTCCGCCAAATGCTAATGCATTAACTAAAACTGCTATTATTATTTTTTTTATCATTATACTGCCCTCTTCCTTTACCTATATTTAATAATATACAGATTTCTAGGAATGTACACAGTTAATTTAACTATTTCATATAGTGTGATAAAAATGTTACACTTTACCTATTATTGGAAAGATTTTAGATATGACTTCTGCGCACGCTTTGGCTACTTCAATATGTTCCTTTTGTGTACCATGCGATGATCTAAGTTCTATGTAATGAATCCAAGAACGTATTGTTCCATTCACATATAGTCTTGAAAGAGTATTTCCTTCTGGAAGAACACATCTTGCTTGTTCTTTTGCGATACCGTTTTTAATAGCAAAGTTATAAGCAATCATAGCTTCTTCCCATACTCTCTTTTGTAATGAAATCCATTTACCTTCTAGCAGAGGATCTTCTACGTCAATACTGTTTTGTCTGTTCTTTTCGTCTTGTAGTCTGGCTTCTCTTAATACGAAAATATCACCAAGACTATTAGGATCAGCGTAGCGCTGACTAAACTCTTGAAAGCTAAAGCTTCTATGACGGAGGAGTTGTCTCGCGATGTCTCTTGTTGTTTCAACTTCGAGCGTTGCTGACGCCATTTCGAAGGGACTCCAATGTTTATGTTTGATGAGGTATTTGATGAGCTTTTCGCTAGTTTCTTTGTTGTTCTGGTTTGCTGGGTTTGAGACACGCGCACAGAATGCAATGAAGTCTTGGGTATCGGTGAAATCATATTCGAACTCCTCGTTTGGTTGTGTATATCCTACTATATTAACTCTCAATGAAAAGTCTCCGAGTCCATCATATCATCAGATGGTTCCATACGCTTTATTTCATCTTTCATATCATGCATCATAGTAACCATCTTATCAAAGTCTTTTTCTGACATGATTGTTTTATACATACTCAGCCCCATTGTAGTTAATACCCCTGCAGTAACTAAATGAATATTTTCATCATCGTCTTCGAATTCTTCTAGAATATTATTTACAGTTTCCATAAGCCGGTTGTACACTTCTTTAAATTGATCATCGGTCAACATTCAAAATCCTTCTATATAAAAAATTATAGACATAGCAACAATAAACCAGAGAAATGGCGCTAATGGGCTCTCTATCAGCCATAAGAGACCTATCGATTTTGCTATTCCAGCTTTCTGTTGATCCATTGGTATCTTACCATCTAAAGTATATCTTTCTACACCACGTGGATTAGGTGGGCCGTTTATAAAATTTTGTCCAGGCATTATGTTTCCTTTATAGTTTTATTGCTAATATTAATATTATTCCTATAAGAAGAATATTACTTAATATTAATTGTATACAAAGAATTAAATGATACCATACCCATCGATGTTTATATAATGTATGTACATTTATTTTAGTATCGACTTCATCACTGTCTTCTTTTGGTGGTTTTTTTAGTCCTAAGACTGTAAGCATTCCATAATTATTAGCCATTTATCCAAACAAAGTTCCCTGTTTACTATCTAGTTGTGGTTCCATTCTTTCTTTAAGTTCTTCAACTCTGTCCTCTAATGTACTTATAGTCGTATAAATGTGACCAGTATCATGTGGTTGAATTTTTGTTTTTAAGTATGCTATTTCTTCCATTAGTACTTGAAATCTAGTTATATCACTTATCATTTTTATTCTCCTCAAAGTTTAAAATCTTCAAATGCTTTTTCGTCAATAATTGCTTTACCAGTCGGAGTCTTATCAAAGACAGGAGTATCATCTATCAATGTTTGTTCTGATTCATTTACGTCAAATAATCTCATCTTAGATCTATCAACACCAATAACAAATCTTTTCTTGTAAGTTGGATCGTTATATCTGTTCTTCAACTGTTTAACAGCAAGTTGGCCCATACCTTCTAATTCTTCAGTAGATATAATAGCAAACATTAGATCGGCTGTTGCGGGTAATCCAAAAGACTCGGACGTATCTTCCAACCCAACATCCGAGTTACTATAACCTGAACGAGTCGTTTGCGTTGCAGATACGATCGGTACGTCGAACTCGACCGCAAGGCCGCGTATCTCTTCAGCAATTGCTTTAATGTAGTTGTATGAATTGATTGCACCGCCCATTCCTTTCATTCTAGATGAAGCACATATGTTTAGATAATCTATAAAGATCATTTGTGGTTCAAAAGACTTCTTAAGTTTTAATTCATTTAATAATGCTCTAAAGTGAGAAGTACTCGCTTGGCCAGTAGGATATTCTTTTATGATTAACTTACCACTTGTCCTTGTAGATAATTTATAGACTCTATCAGCAAACATTTCTTTTGATAAGTTTGGTAGTTGATCAATAGGACAATCAAGTAAGTTAGCATCTATTCTTTCAGCAATACGTTCTTCAGCCATTTCCATTGTAATATAAAGAACGTTACGTCCTTGACTCATTGCTGATGCTGCACAGTGACACATAAACAAAGACTTACCGACGCCTGTACCTGCAAGACAGATATTCAAAGTCTTGTTAGGTAGACCACCTTTTGTTATAAGATTAAAATATTCTAGATCAAAAGGAATACGTTCTTCATCTCTATGATAAAACTCATATCGTTCATCTGCATTTTCAATATAGTCATGACCTACGTTTGTATCAAAAGAAACTCCTAGAGCTTTTGTTAATATTTCTGGTAGAGCATTCTTAGTTAGAGTTCCGTGTTTACCATCAATGATTGAGATTGATTCCATGACTGCATTATATAGTGCTCTATCTTGACACCACTTTTCAGTACTATCATAGAGCCAAGTTTCATCGGCTTTTTCTTCTTCGAAGAGGTTAGGAATAATCTCGACTGCATGTCTGTATTGCTCTTCGTTAAAAGAATCAGCATTATCAATCTCAATCTTGAAGGCTTCAGCCGTCGGAAGTTTATTATACTTTCCAACAAACTTACCTGCTTCTTTGAAGAGAATCTTATACGTCCCTTCAAAGTAATCTGGTTTCACAAAAGGCAGAACCTTTCGCATATATTTCTCATTCGTGAGAATATTCTTTAGAACTACTTGTTCTATATTTGTATTCATTTATCCTCGCTTGATGTTACTAAAATTTCTTTTCCTACTATTGAACTCTCAAGTATAGCAACTAATACGTTACCAGCAGCGTCTTGAAGACCTGCATCTTTATCAGTAATCATTTCATCTGGGCTATAGTGTATGTCAAAATCAAACTTAAGAGTTGCGTCATCACTGTGTTCATTTTCAAAAGCTGTTACTTTTCCAAATGATATAATTGTTTCAGGATATGGACCTGTGAGGAATCTAACTCTCCAATTGTTTTCTTCCTCACTAACAGCTATAAATTCATAATCAACATTTTCTTTAAGCTGAGAGTTCATCTACGATCTCTTCCATTTCAACAGGAGCAGTATGACCTATTGAGTATTGCTTCTTAATGAACTCTTTAAAATCTGTATCAGCAAAGATTGGTTCCCAAAAGCTTTCTTCAAGAGTTCCAGCTTCTCTTACTTTATTCTCTTCACCTTTTCTTTGGTACCAACCATTTGATGGTTTAGTAACATGACCACCTGCAAGAGCAACATCTAACAATCCGGAAAATTTAGATACGCCACCTTCCCATGTAACTGAGATCGGTATTTTAGATTTCTCTTTAACAAATCGAGATTTTTCAACATTAATAATAAAGTGATAGCCTTTAATTTCAGTTCCTTTTTTATCTTGTTGACGACCAATGATCCATATATTGTCAGCAGAATAATATATTCCTGTACCACCAGAAACCACAGCTTTTGGAAATAATCCAATCTCTTGATAAGTATGGTTAACCGCTAAAAGAGGAATATCTTTCATAGCAAGATACGGGGTTGTCATACGAAATAAACCTTTGAGAGCTTTTGCTCTTGACATATCGGCAACTGATTTTTCATTGATAGCATCTTCCATTTCTTTTTTAGATGCAAGGTTACCAACTGAATCAATTACTACAATTACTTTATCTTTTCTATCTAGAGCTTCTAGTTGACCAATCATATCAAACTTTAATTCTTCTACGTTTGTAATCGGCGTATGTAGAACTCTTGATGTATCAATATCAAATTGTTTAAAGTATGACTGTGGTGAACCAAACTCGGAATCGTAAAATAACATTACAGCTTCAGAATATTTCTTTAAATAAGCTGATGCAATCATTAATGCGAAGGATGTTTTAAAATGTTTTGAAGGACCTGCTAATACAGTAAGTCCTGGTGCTAAGCCACCTTCTACAGAACCAGATAGAGCAACATTTAACATTGGTACGTCAGTTGTTACCATATCTTTTTCTGTAAAAAATTTAGACTCTGAAAGAACTTCGGTATGACTTAGCTTTGAGTTCTTCTTGAGTTTATCCATTATCGACATGCAGTTCTCCTATTTTGGCATATAATATATTATATACTATTTTCACTGAAAAGTAAATTAAAAAAATGATTCCAGTGTAGATGGTTCTGGTTCTGACCAGAAATTTTTTGTTTTATTACATTG